CTCTTTCATATAACGCATACCAGAAGAATTAAGGTCGCATAAATGCCCCACTTCCATACCCCAAAGTGTTGAAAGATTGCCACCATATCCGTGACTTGCAGAGCTTATGCCTTGTCTATGTGTGTGACCACAAACAACATTTTTACCTGTTCTTGTAGCTAATCCAAGAGCTGTTTGTCCTGCGTGATTGTAAAGTCTGCCCTCGTCGCCGTGACCCATAATTACGTTTTTAGCAACTTCTGTTAAAGACCTGTTGTAAGTAACTTTAATATCTTTATCGTTATAACCTAAAAGGTTTTCAATCTTGATTGCATCTATAACACTAAACGCTGGTGCGTGACGACTTATGTATTTTTCAATTCGTATTGTGTGATTACTGCGTTGCATAATGAAAGGCTTACTGCGTCCAATAGCACTACGGAATTCTTTGAGCAAGCCTTTCAAACCTATTATATTCTTTTGTAATGAACCCTCAAATTCTAAGGCTGTTCCACGTGCATAAGTTGATATCTGTTGACAATCAAGCTCATCGCCTACTGAAAGTAATTTATCGGGTTTGACATAATCAACATAATTAAGAAGTGCTTCAACGTACGATTTCTTTATGAAAGGGTATTGCAAATCTGAGATTACGACGTAACGTTTTATAGTTACCTCTTTCGTTTAGGCTTGCCTAACTCTGTACTAATACTATCTATAGTACTACGAATTTTAACAACATCTATTTGTAGGCGTGTCACTTTATCTGCTAAAGAACTTCCACCATTAGGAAACAATTGTGATTTCATTTTAGTCAGTTCAACAGTTGCTCTAATTGTCAAAACAAGAATGGTAACAAGTAAACCAATGATGCCAATTAGTTCGTTTATCATTGTCCGTCAAACCAATTTGGGTCATAAAAATCATCATCTTCATCTTCGTCAGGTGCAACAGTAAATTGGTACTTTTCAGCTGCATAGTTAATAATGCCAAAGACTGAGTGCTGTGGCATATCTTGGTTGGCTGCAATTTTAATTGTTTTCTTTTTGCCGTCAAACAGTTCTAAACAACAAACAAACCCTGTGATTAGTTTGCCGTCTTCGTGAGCTGTGTTAATAATGCGTACAAGTTCACTAGCCATAACATCTGGTAATTCAATAACAGTTTTCTTAGCTTTAGGTTTACTCATAATCCAAATGCCTTTCCGTTAAGGTCGCCTGATTCATCAAAGGATATATGAATATGTGAAACGTGTGGGTTAGCACCTTTGTAGACACGCCAAGCCCAATTCTGACGTGATGAGGCTATTCGGTGTTGATGGATTACGTAACTAATCCTTTTGTCGCCTTTGAATGCAATTGTCTTAATCTGTTCGGCTAATAGCCAAGATTCTTTAGATGAGCCTTTAACAAGGTCTGAGTCAATATCTATAGCACGTACCCAACCTTGTTTGTCTGGGTTGTGGTCTGACTTACGTGCGTTGTGTGCTGTGTCGCCTATCCAGCCGTCGGAACGTTTATCGCGATTAGGATACTTAGTATTTATTTCAGAGCGTAATTGCTCAGCTGCTTTACTTAACTTTGGTTTTGACATTTGGATTCATCGCGCCCATTGAAGCAGCTACGACAGCACCAAGTACAGCTCTGTAATCAAGGGCAAAGTCTGTGGCTTGCCAAGCTGCTAAAAAAGCAATTGCAGCTAGTGATAGTTGTTTGTAATTAAAGGATTGCATCTAATTCTTCTTTTGTAAGTCCTGCTATTTCACCAAGTTTTTTAATTGCTGAATCGCGTGCATCTTGCTTGGCTTTATACTCGGCTTCAAGTAATGATTGTCTTTCAATACGTGCTTGTCTTTCAGCAATAAAGGCTTCTTTATCTGCACCCTTAAGTTCAATAACTTGGTCATCAATACCAATCATAATTTTATCAGTTGCCATTGTCATATTCCTTACTTGTTGTAACCATAAACTGAAATTGTGCCAGTTATATTGCCAGCAGCAATTATTGTAAAACCATCATATTGAGTTGAATTTGCTAAAGTTCCATAATTCATTTCAATATTAGGGTTAGTTGCAATATACCCGGTTTGATTTAAGTATTTTGAATTTGCAGCCAGATTAGGACTAAACAATTCTAAATTCATAAACATTGATTCTGGGTCTGTAGTTGAGGTTGTGCCAATATACCAATCATCAGTTCCAGAAGTATTTGCAGCAGCAGAAGCAGTTGTTGTTGTTGCTTTAAGAAGTTGATTTCTGTAACTTGAGCCAGAAGTGTCTGAACCTGCTGCTCTCATTCTCATAACTAAAACATTGGCTGCAGCAGCAGCAGTGAAATTCATTAAAATTTTGTAATTGTCATAAGTTGAAGTAAATACGGAATTAATGCTTTGAGAAGATACTCCACTAAAACTAGTCGTACTAATTTTTACAAGCCCTGGGGTTACTGGGGAATAAACACCTAAAGTTGTGTCAATAGCGTTGCCTAAATCGCGTATCGCGTCAGCACCATTTTTTACTAAATCTGTATCGGCAGGCGTTGGCCAACCATTATTGGTAGTTGTAGGCATAGAGTCTAGTTTATCCTTTTCTTAAATAACGTCAAGCCACGTAGTTGTATTATCCAAGTTTTGCCATTGGATAACAGAGTTGTAGTCTTCCCATTGTACATCTAAAGTCGAGTAGATTGAGTTAGAAACAGACATAGTAAGTTCAAGGTTCTTACGTCCAAGTGTCCAAGTCCAACCCTCAACAAAACCCTCAAAGTATCCCTCAACAATTAGTCCTACTGGGATATTGTCCAGGTATAGCAAACTATCCATAGTCACAGCTAGTAAATCGTCTCTAACTGTATTGGTCATATCTGAATGAGCCAGGTTAACTGATACGGCTTCAAGTGAGACTTTAGGTGTTCCACGATAGTTAACAAAGTTTGTAGCTTGTTCTGTGGCATCAACTGTTTCAGCAAGAATGGTTGCCCTGATTTCTTCAAGCAAACCATAGTTGTTAATTGACGTATCATTTTGTGCTACAACTTCAAGTATTGGGTCGTCATATCTAATAACAACGCTGTTAACAATATCTGCTGTTTGTAACCTGGTTTGTATGTCAGCGTTTACAAGGTTAGCGTCAAGTTCTATCAAGTTAGTTGCGTAGTTTGTGCTTCGTCGCTCAGCATCGGCATAACCAATTTCAAATTCTGGGGTGTCATATAAATAGCCCAGACCTGATTGTTGGGTTGTGTCTGTTAATTCGTAAGCCTGTTCAACATCTGCTGGTCTAGCAAGTACTTCATAACGTCCAGGGTCAATAGTATCTATACCTTGTATGCCGTAAGTGTCCCAAGTTTCAGTTGTAAAATCATTCCAAGTTTGTGTGTTACTTAAATCTTCCCAAGCAATAAATAATGTTTCTTCTAAGATACGTTGAATACGTGCGCCGTCTAGTTCTTCAGGGTAAGCAACAGCACCAGCGTAACGTTTAACAAGTAAACCAAGAGCACCAATTGCTTGAATCTGTAAAGTGTTAGGTTTACCACCTAAACCAGCGCCCTCAAATCTGTTATAAACACCTGACACTTCACCAGTAAACAATTTAACAAAAGTGCCTGCTGTGTTTTGTACTTCGATAACAACTGTGTCTAACAACTCAACTACTGGGCTTGTGCCATCAAGGTTTAATAATTCAAGATTACAATAACTAGGCTGAGTTGCTTCAAAGAAATCATTACGACCATAAGTAATTGTTCCGTCTTGTAAAGTTGTTGAGGTTTGTACAACACCTGCAATAGTGACTCTGTAGGTCGGTGTGAATACTGTCATCGTTACCTACCTGGAATAAATGGTTTAATACCTGTAGTTTTTGTAGCTGTTGTTTGTACTTTAACTATGGCTCTAGCTGTAGCTTGTGGGTCTACTGAGCCTTTAATGTTGTAGTTATTTACTGTTGTACCTTGACCTTTAATAACACCTGGTACTTGACCTGCTGCGCCAGCTAAAGGTGCAAGTTGACCAACTGGGTTAATAAGCAATTTACCAAAATCAGGTAAACTATTATAAAGACTAATAGCACGTTCTAGACCACTAATAACACTTGTTATAACTGTTAACAACTTCTTAAAGCCCTCGCCCTCAGCTGCGCCAGTAACTTTATCTAACATATCTACAAGTAATTGAGTTGTTCGTCTAAGTTGTTCACCAAGTAAATATGCTTGACCTTGAACATTGTCCATATCGTAACCAAAAGTTACTGCACCTGTTCCAGCGTCATAAAAAGCTCTAGTTAAACTTTGTTTACCTTTAGCTGTTAATCCGTCTACAAGTCCTTGTAAAGCAGGTGCTAATTGGTCTGTAGCAAATTTGGCAAATCGTTCAAGTAAAGGTAATAGTGCTTGACCTAATTGTTCTTTAGATTCATCTATAGCAATTTTAATGCGAGCCATACGGCCAGCAAAAGTTTCTGCTGCTGCTGCAGCTTGGCCAGCAAAGGTTTCGCTTAATGCTTTTGTTGCTGCGTCAAAGTCTTTAGTTTTTACAATGTTTTCATCAAGAGGAACACCAATACGTTTAAGTGCACCAAGGTTGCCGTCATAGGCTTTACCTAAGGCTTCTGTAACTGTGGCAAGGTCTTTGCCTGTACCAGCAGCAATATCAAGAGCTAATGTTTGAAGTTTTTGTGCTTTAGTAATATCTTGTGTGCTTCTCAAAAGTCTATCGAGGCTCGGACGAAGAACGTCGTCTGCTGTTCCAGAAGCTCTAGCTGTTTTGTCAATGTAATCTTCTACGGCTTTGACTTGAGCATCTGTGGCTTTAGTGGTGTTTTTAAGAGTTATTGCTAAAGACTTTTGGGCTTTTTCATCTTCAACAGCTGCTTTAACAGCGTCAATACCAATTTTAATGGCCATAGCGCCAGCAGCAGCACCAACAGCAAGAAACGCTGCAGCACCTTTTTGTAAAGCGTCATCTAATTTGTTGCTAAAAGTTTTTGTTTCTTTATCAGCTTTATCAAGGCCGTCAATAAAGTTTTTAGTGTCAGCAAGAAGCGCAAGTTTAAGTGTCCTAATATCAGCCATTAAAAACTCGCCACCCAAGCATCTCTAATTCTTTCATAACCTTTAAGCCATTCCTGAGCAATTGTAGGTTGAAATCTTGACATAGCACGATACAACCACCAACCCTCTTTACCACCCTTGCCAGAGCGT